TAAAGACCACAACCGGGAGAGTGACACTCGGCATCGTGGCGGAGGGAAAGAACGTATCGCTGGATAAATTGAGCCGCGAAGTTTCCTTGCTGAAAAAATCCATTGCAAATAGCGTACGTTCCGTATAGGATTTCCGCTAGATCACACCGAGTCTCGACGGCTCGATTCTGAGGGCTTGCAGCCCGCAACAACGAAGCGACGCCGTCGAGTGAAATCCGCCGCAACCTACCGCCGCAGTCCGAAGCGAGTTGATCGCTTCGCGTACGTTTGCGCGCACCTCCGCGGAATGCTCTTCGACCCGCTTTCCTTGTTGCTGTTCATGCTCGCGGCCGTCGTGTTGTTTGCACGATGGAGTTACTTCCGATCATGAAAGACTTTTGGACCAATCTTCCGCCGGCCGTTCGAACCACGTTCATCGCGTTTGTCAGCGCCGTTGCGTCGGCGCTGTTGACCCGATGGGGCGTCGAGGTTCCTCAATTCGACATCGTCGGCAAGGCGATGGGCTACTAGGCCCGCACTTCCTCGCGCAAAGCGTCATCCAGCAATGCAGGGAGCCGCGCCAATGTCCGCAGCCATTCAACCGTTTCGCAATCGCGTTCGCGCCGACCTAGAGGCCAAAGGTTTTCCGCCGGCGCTCATTGAGATCCTCGTCGAGCTGCTCGCGCCGCTCGTCGTCGACCTGATTAAGCGGTGCGCGAGCAAAACCAATCCGCAGATCCTGCGACGCAAGGCGGTCGCCGCCCAGGAGCGAAAGCAGATCGGCGGAAGTTATCGCACGCGCCTACGCAAGCGACTGGCACGACTGCCGGCAAACCTGACGGCCGACCAGCGCGAGACGCTGGCGTCCGTTCTGATCAGCCGAGGGGCGCAAACTCCGCCCGCCGAGTTCGCGGCCGCCGCCGCGGAAATCACCGACTGGACCATTTCGGAGGATTAAACTTGAACGCCGTTTTGCTTATCGCCCTGCTTGGCGCCGATCCGGAATTGACCGGTCCGACGCAGTTTCCACGCGACACGATCGCGACGTTTTGCGTGAAGAATCCACCGGCGAAAGGCCCGGTATTTTGGTCTATCACTCCCAAGCCCAGCGCGAGCCAGGTGAAAAAACGCGGCGCCGAAATCGAGGTTGCGTTCAAGCCTGGACGGTATGAAATCGGTGCGATGTGCTGGAATGCTGAAACAAACCAGCAAACCGAGCTGTCGCTCGTTACGACCGTCACCGAAGGCGATCCGCCGCCGCCCAACCCCGGTCCGACTCCTGTTCCACCTGGCCCCGCGCCAACTCCAACGCCGGTTCCGCCGCCGCCGGCGCCCGTTCCGCCTGGCCGATACGGCCTGGCCGCGATCATCACGAGCGGCGCGAGCTCGCTAACGTCCCAGGCGAGGGCGGTCGCGCCGCAGATCACGGCGAAGTTCGGTTCGCTCATCTCCGCGCTGCAGGCGGGAACGATTCCGCAGCGGCGTGACTTCGACGCCGCGTTCGCCGCGGGCGCTGGCGACCAGGCGGCGGCATGGACGCCAATCAAGAACGCAATCGCCGCGAAGATGCTGGCGTTGAACACAGGCGGTCAGCTCAAGAGCAAGGCGGATTTGCTCGACGCCTGCAATGAAATCGTCGCGGGACTCGCCGCAGTCAAATAACCATCGCCGTCTGTAAAAGGGAGTTCCGACAGTGCATTGCAAGAACGACGGGCCGCAGTTGCCCGGATGGTTGAAGTGGGCGGCCGGCGTAATGGTCACGGCGTTTGGCGCGGTCGCGCTGCTTGCCGTTTCTATGGCCGTTGTTCAGCCCAAAATGGTCGCCCCATTGGCGGTCGACCCGGAAGCGCCACCCGCTCACCTGATGGGTTGGGCTGGTCCCGAGGAAGCGGCCCGCGCTCGATCCGAGATCCCGTTCCCGAAGTTCAAGATCGTTGGCGACGCCGCGCCGATCAAGGGTAAGAAGGTCGTTCTGTGGGACGCCGCCAAGCTGGTGTACGGCGATCATTTGCCGAACTACCCGCAAGAGATCGGCGACTGCGTTTCCTTTGGAACGAAGAACGCGCTCGAGTATTTGTCGGCCGTGCAGATCATCATGTACGGCGAACCGATCCAGTGGCGACCGGTTTTCCCAAGCTACATCTACGGCATCAGCCGGGTAAAGATCGGCAAGGGGCGAATCGGCTGCCGGTCTGATGGCTCGATCGGTGCGTGGGCCGCGGACGGCGTTCGCGAGTTCGGCGTTTTGTTCTCGGACGCCGACGGCGTTCCACACTACGCGGGCTCAGTCGCGCGCGAATGGGGCTGTAGCGGACCGCCGGCGAAGTTCATCGCCGCCGCCAAAGAGTTCCTGGTGAAAACCACGGCGCCCGTCGACACTGCCGACGAGGCTGCCGAGGCCTTGTGCAACGGTTACCCGGTCACGATCGCCAGCAACGTCGGATTCTCCAACCATCCTCCGGTTGTCAAAGGGCGACTGCTCAACAGTCGGCAAGGCACCTGGAATCATCAAATGTGCCTGATCGGGTACGACGATTCCGAGCCTGGCGGGCCGTTCTTTTACATCCTCAATTCGTGGGGCGGCGATGCCCACGGCAAGGATCCGGCCGGCGGCGCGCCCGGCGGCTTTTGGGTTAAGAAGGCGGACGTCGAAGCGATCGTTCGCCAGCGAGATTCGTTCGCCTATTCGCAGTTCACAGGCTTTCCGGCTCAAGATTGGCTCATCGTTTCTCAAGCGGTTATGCGTCGCGAAATCCAACGCGGACCGATCGACGCGAAGCCGCGCTATGCGTTGGCGTTTTGACCGTCGGCAGTTCCGGCGGATGGCTTTCGAGTGAAGGAGTTTTGTCATGCGTGATTTGCTTCGAGTTCTGAATCTTGGCCTGTTGTTCGCGGTCGCGTTGCTGCTCTGGTGTTTCGCCTCGATTGCTCCGGCGGGGGACGATTGGGTGATTGCCGACGCGCCGCCGGCCGCCGCGGCCCCGGCCGATTGGAAGATCGACGACGCCGAACCGATCGCGTCTGTCAGTGACTGGGTAATCGCCGCCGCGCCGACTGATTGTAAATGCTCGCCGCATTGCGATTGCCGAGACTGCAAATGCTGCGTCGCCAAACCGACGGCGTACAGCATCGCTTATCGTAAGGCCGCCGCGGCTGAAATGACGTTGTTGGTTTGCCCGTTCGCGGATTCACCGACCATCGACAAGGTCCAGAACATCGCCAGCAAACATGGCTGGCAGTTCGTCGCCCTTTCCGCCGACAGCGATACCGCCAAAGAGCTGCGTCGTCTGGCCAAACAGACCGACGACGAGACGCGAGAACTCGGAATCAAATTGATCCCGCGCAACGGTGAACTGTGGGTTCGTCCGCAAGCGCCGACTCGCGTTGTCACGTTGACGACGTCGGATGCATGCGTTCCCTGCCGGCGTCTGAAAAGCTACTTGGAATCGTGCGGCATCGACTGCGTCGAGCAGTCCGCGGCCGCCGGCGAGACGGTTCCCGTCGTTGAATACGCCGGGCGCCGGCTTGTCGGATTCGATCGGTCGGCGCTGGATAAGCTGCTCGGCGAGGCGAGCGAGGTCGTTCAATCAAAGGCTCCTCTGATCGTGGAGTCGCCCCGGGCTATCGCGTCCCCTTATTGCTCGCGATGCAGGGGGTAAACGACAGCAGATCGATTCGACAGTCGAAAGACCGAGCGGGTGAAAGGCCCGCTCGCTGTGTTGGGAAGGGTCATTTTGACCAAGGCAAAGCGAAAGGGCAGGTGCACGATGAAGCGAATGTTGACGGCGACGGCGCTCGCGGCCGTGTTGGTTGGCAGCGGAATGGCGATCGGCAAGTCGAGTAGCGAACGGCTTGGGAACATCGAGTGCGAAAGCATCTCGCTCAGAAGTCCCGACGGCCGTTACAGCGTCAGCATCATGGCGACCAATGGGGCCGCCGGCGTGTGGATCGAGGACAACAAAACGAAGGAACTGACCGCGATCTACAACACGAAGCATGAAGGTCCGGTTGTCGCGATCCATGACGGCGGCGACACGCGGAACGGCTTCACGGCGGCGCTGTCGGTGCGAGGCAATAAGCACGCGAGCATCCAAGACAGCGGCGACGGAAAGATTCGTCACGTTCCGCTCGAAAAGATCGCTCTCACGAAATAAGCCGCTCGACAATTCGATCAGCGTAGACGTGAACGCCGTAAGCCGGTGTGAAGCCGGCTTGCGGCGTTGACGGAGGGCAATGCATGTTACCTCGCGAACTTGTGCCGATCACCGTGGGCGTCGTCGTCGCCGGCCTGGTCTTCGGGTTCATCGTGTGGGCGGCGACACGCGACAGCGACTACCCGCCGGGGCTGCAATGATGGACCACAACAATGGGCCGCCGATGGAGGCCTGGCTCCGATCGCAGACCGGCATCGACGATTGGACGGTCCGCACAACGGCAAACGAGATTTACGCATGGAGCGGCGCTGTCTCGTTGAGTCGCCAACCATCAACGTGGGATGCATGTAGAGCATGGAAAACAGAATTGAGCAAACGCGGCTTGCTGGATCGGCGCCCGGAATGACGGCGATCGAGATACTTCGCGCGTCGCTTTCTGGCGTCGAAGTTCGCGAATGCCCGTTGTACAAGGGACAATTCGCGGTTGCTGCCGACGGGCGAATCTTCCGAGTGTCTGGCGGCGAGCCGATCGAGCTGCCGCTCACGCCGAAGAGAGACAGGCCCTACAAGTTCGTATCGCTCAACGGTGATAAATGGCTGGCGCACGTGGTTGTGTGCGTGACGTTTCGTGGGAAGCGGCCGCCCGGCATGGAGGTGCGTCACCTCGACGGCAACGGCGCGCACAACGCTGCGACAAATCTCAGTTGGGCGACGCACACGGTAAACGAGCATGACAAATTTCGGCATGGCACCAAGCGGCGGCGAGTTGTGCGTTAAGACCGACCGAGATCAACCAGAGCCGAACGAATGGAGTTCAAAACTCAGGCCGAAATCCAGCGCGAGTATAAATGCTCGCGTAAATGCACGGGGGAATGGAAGAAACGCCCTGATTGGCCTGGTTTACCCGTCAAGAAGGAAGTGCTCGATCGGTTCCTCGCGTCATTCGGATCACCGTTCGCGCCGGCGTCCGTTGCGACGCCAGATACCGGCGAGCTTTCGGACGCGGAGCGACTGCTCAAGGCTCGAGCTGACAAAGAGGGGTATTCTGCAGAACGCGAAAAGCTGAAGCTCGAAACCGAGCAAGGCAAGTTAATGACGCTCGAAGATCACGATCGGGCGCTCGCGAGCATGGCGGTTGAGATTCGAACCCACATGCAGGGGTTGGGCCGAACACTGGCGCCCAAACTGGTCGGCAAGGAAGTCGCGGCGGATATCGAGGCGATCATCAGCAACGAAGTTTGGAAGATTCTGGAGGCTCTGTCGCGTGGCAAGCATTCTAAAGCGTCTTGAGGCCGCCTGGCGGGCCGCAATCGCACCGCCGCCACGGATGAAAGTCAGTGAGTGGGCTGAAAAAAATCTGATCATTTCGAAGCGAATCCCGACGCCGTTCCCTGGAAAATACCAGATCGACCGGACGCCGTACGCTCGCGAAATTCTCGACGCGTTCACCGATCCGACCGTCGAGCACATGACGCTGTGTGTTTGCGCTCAGGGGGGGAAGTCGCAGATCGCTCACACGACGTTGGGATTCGTGATCGATCAGGATCCCGGCCCGGCGCTGGTCGTGATCTCAAACGCCGACATGGCGAAAACCGTCAGTGAAAACCGCATTCAGCCGCTCATTGACGATTGTCCCGCGTTGGCGCGTCACAAGCCGACCGACCCGGACAAGTACCGCAAGCTCGAAATGGAGTTCGACTCCATGTCGCTGGCGCTGGTCGGCTCGAACTCGCCGGCGAATCTCGCCTCGCGGCCGGTGCGGTATTTGTGGCTCGACGAAGTCGACAAGTACCCGGCCGCGACAAAGAAAGAGGCCGCGGCGTTCGACCTGGCGATTGAGCGCACGAAGGCGTTCTGGAATCGGCGAATCATGGAGCTGTCGACGCCGACGATCGACACCGGCCGAATCTGGAAATCCTTCTTGCAGGGCGATCAACGGTTCCTTTGGATTCCATGCCCACACTGCCGGGAGACGCAACCGCTCGTATTCGGCGAAAAGTCGATCCTGACGGAGCTGTACGACTGGGAGAACGTCGGCGCTGTTCGCTGGGATCCAAACTTGCGCGACGACAACGGCGAATGGCGGATCGAAGAGGTGAAAGCGACCGCGTGGTATGAATGCGGCCATTGCAAGGGGCCGATCAAGAGCAGCCAAAAGGATACGCTGCTCAACCACAAAGACACCCACTGGAAGCCCGAGGGGACCGTTGGTTCGCATCGCAGTTGGCACCTGTCGGCGCTTTATCCTCTCTGGATCACGTTCGGCGATTTTGCGGCAAAATTTCTGTCTTCAAGCGGCGACCCGGACGCGCTACGGAACACGATTAATTCATGGTTTTCCGAGCCGTGGAAACAGGCCGTCAAGGAATCCGACTACGGCGAAATCGCCGCGCACCGCGCGAACTATCGACTGGGTCGAGTTCCGGGCGACGCGTTGATGCTCATCTGTACGGTCGACGTGCAGCACGACGAGCTGATTTACGAGGTGCGCGCGTGGAGCTATTACGGCACGAACTGGCTGGTGCGCTACGGCCGCGGCTTGTCGAGCTGGGCGATGCTGGAGTCGATTCTCGATGCGAGCTATGAAGGAATCGAAGGGGAAGAGTACGGCATCCGCTTTTGCTACATCGACGCGACCGACGGCAATCGAACGCACGACGTTTATCAGTTTTGCGCGAAGCGACGCGCCCAATGCATTCCGGTTATCAACACCGATCAATATGGGCAAACGGCGATGCTTCGAATTCGCCGCGACGCCGTGCCCGGTTACGGATTGACGATCTGGAATGTGGATCCCGGCCTGGCGGCTGACCAGCTCTACCGGCAACGCCTTTCGATCCCGCCGGACAACCCCGGATTCTGGCATCTGCCGGAGGACGTCGGGGCCGACTATCTCAAGAGCCTCGCGACGTGGTTTCAGGCCGAAGCGCCGACCGCGAGCGACCCGGATCGCAAGAAGTGGAAAGCGAAGAACCGCGAGATCGAGCACTACGGCGATACCGCCAAGATGCAGGAAGTCGCGGCATTTCATCATCAATTTGCGGTCAAGCGGCCGCCGCCACGGCACGACCGTGGTCAACAACGAACGCGGACGGACGGCGGACCAGGTGGATGGGGGGCGAATTAGTGTCGAAACAGGGACGAAAGCAAGCGGCAGGGATTGTTTTGGGCGAAGGGAAACCGCCTCTTGTGCAGATCGCCAAACCGATCGGCGAACGAGGCCCAAACGTCAACGCGGTCGCATGCGAGTATTGCGGCAAGACTGCGACCGCTTATCACACCCGCAAGGCCGTAACTTACTACAAATGCATTGGTAAGAACGGCGTCGCGGGTTGCGGTCACACCTTTACGAAGTTTAATTCGAAAAAAATTTAGTTCGTGTGTACCAAAGTTTGGTACACACGGCTTTGAGCATGCTGATTAGGCGATACCATGCAAGTGTATGGCTGAATCAGATGCTGAACTTCTGGAACTTGCACGAACGGCTCTTGCCAACCGCTTGCGCGGCGACGGCATGGAAGAGTATAGTACCGCCACGAATCGTTTCAGGGGTTCGTCACTCAAGGATCTTCGCGACTTAATCCGCGACTTGGAGCGCAGCATTCGCCCGGCGGCGCGGTTCGTCAAACCGGTGTGCGATTGAGTGAATTTCTGCAATTGCTGGATGCCGTCCAGAAGGGCGTCGGCAAATGGTCGCCGGACGCCGGCTACGTTGGCGGAAAAGTCAATCGGCTCAACGAATCGTGGCGCCCGAAGAACCGTACCGCCGACTCGGAAATCCGCAAGGATTACGAGTTATTGACGGCCCGTTCGCGTTGGCTGGGCCGAAACAATCCATGGTGCGTCAACGCCGCCGAGCAACTCGTCGACAACATCATTGGTGAAGGGGTCCAGACCCGCGCGACGGTGCGCGACGGCGACGGCAAATTGATGAAGGCGTGGAACCGCCAGGCGAACGACCTGTATTCGCGTTGGCAGGAACAGGCCGACATCGCCGGCCGCATGCATTATCACATGATGACGCGCACGAACTTGTTTCAGACGATCGAGTCGGGCGACGGTTTCATTATCGAAACAGCGAGCAATGATCCCAACCGGCTTGTACCGATTGCTTTCGAACTGATCGAGCCGGATCAAATCGACATTACGAAGGATCGGCCCGGAACGGAGTCACAGAACAAGATTGTTCGGGGCATTGAGTTTGATAAGAACGGGCGGCGCGTCGCTTATCACATGTGGACGCAGCATCCTGGCGACTTTTATTCCGGGATCCTGCAAAGTGAACGCGTCGAGGCTTGTCGCGTCATTCATTTGTTCAAAGCGAAACGAGCATCGCAGACCCGCGGCGCGTCGTGGTTCGCTCCGATCGTGTCCGTGTTGTGGAATTCTTACGACTACATGAGCTATGAGATTTCGTCGGCGAAAGTCGCGTCGATGTTCATCTACATGCTCAAACGCGAATTCGGCGATTCGACTGAAGGGTTGGGGTTCGTCGATAAGAACGGTGATCCCGCCCCGCGCGACGCGCATGGCAATGCTGAAGCGCCGATCGGCGCCGGCATCGGCCTCTATGGCGGCCCAAAAGACTCTTTGGAAGTGATCCAGAGTCAGAGGCCGAACGGGAACGCAGTCCCGTGGCTCAAATTCATGCTTCAGATGATGGCCTCCGGCGTCGGGCTGTCGTTCCAGCGGTTCTCCGGTGATTTTTCGCAGACGACGTTCTCGAGCGCTCGCGCCGCCGACTTGCAGGATCGCAAGGGATTCGTGCCCGCGCAACACTGGCACGCCTGGTACGTCGACTGCGAAATCCGCAAACGAGTCACGCGGCAATTGATCGCGGCAGGCGAACTGAAGGTTCCCGCCGGCGGGACGGTGCGATTCGAGCGAAGCCAGGAGAAGTGGCTTGCGTGTCAGGCCCGTCCGCCGGGCTGGGGGTACGTCGATCCGGAAAAGCAGATCGCGGCGTCGCTCGCGGCAATCAGCGGCGGGCTTTCGACGTGGGAAAAAGAGTTGGCGGAGCGCGGCCTCGATCGCGACGAAGTATTCGAGACGCTCGCGGAAGAGATCGACCAGCTCGCGGAGCTCGGTCTGGAAAAGGTACTCGAAAAGATGTTCAGCCAGCCAAAGGCGGGGCGGCCGCCGGCTGGCGATTCTGGTCAACCGGCGCCGGATCCAGCGAACACTGGCGCGGAAGAACGTTTAGCGGCGAAGTGGCGAGAGGAAGACGCAGATGCATGATATCCCGAAAATCGCTGAAGCGTTCTACTCGACGCCGTGGGCGATCCTTCCCGAAAAACTCGACGCGGTTTCGATCGTCATTGAGTCGCGTCTCGAAGGCTTGGAGTTTTCCAAAGAAGACATTCGCGCGGCCATTGGCGCCGGTCCGGCGACGAAGCAAACGAACGTCCAGGGGAACGTTGCCGTGATTTCGGTCTACGGCGTCATCGGCAAGCGAATGAACATGTACGCCGACATCAGCGGCGGAACGAGTACAGACGTTTTGACGCGTGACTTTCAAGCCGCCGTCGCCGACCCGAACATTTCCGCGATTGTGCTCGACGTCGACAGCCCCGGCGGCTCGGTAAGCGGCCTGGAGGATGTAACCCAAGTCATTCTCGGCGCCCGCGGCGTCAAGCCGATCGTCGCCATCGCGAATGACTTGATGGCGTCGGCCGCCTATTGGATCGCAAGCGCGGCCGATGAGATCGTGACGACGGCGACGGCGGGCGTCGGCTCGATTGGAGTGCTGGCGGTTTATCGCAATTACAGCAAAGCCGAAGCCGATAGAGGCATCTCGACGGCGATCCTGCACGCAGGCAAATACAAGGCGGCCGGGCATCCAAGTCAGCCATTGACCGAAGACGCGCGAGCCGTTCTTCAGGATCGAACGGACACGTTTTACGGGATGTTCGTCGGGGCGGTCGCCCGCAATCGTGGAATCAGTCAAGAGCAGGCGACCGCGTTGGCGGACGGGCGATTGCTTATTGGTCAACAGGCGGTTGCGGCCGGCCTGGCGGATCGCGTTGGGACGTTGGATCAAGTGATTTCTCAATTGTCGGCGCGGAATAGTTCCCGCCGTCCTGTTCGGGCGGAAACCCCAAAGGAGAGTAACGTGACGCTGAACACTCAGCCCGGCGGACAAGCGGGCGGACAGACGGCTCCGACGGAAACGGCGGCCCAGATGAAGGCCCGGATTCGTCAAGAGGAAGTCGCGCGGGCAAACACGCTCCGCTCGATGTGCGCCGGCTTTTGGCCGAATCAACCGCAACGGGCGCACGACGTCGCGAGCGAGTTGATCGCCGGCGACTTCGACGAGCTGCGTGCGAAGGCCCGCATTGCCGACCTGATCGCGGAAGAGCGCAAGCCGGTCGGTACGGCGAACGCTGGCTCGATCGAGGCCGGGGCGGCGTCGGCCGACAAATTTGCCGAGCTCGTTTCGGACGGACTGGCGTTGCGGCTGCTCGGCGAACGGGCCGCTCACTTTCATCGTAACCAAGCGACGGGGCGCTACGAAACCGTAAGGGGCCCCAGCGGCCAGTTAATGCTGCCAGCCCGCGCGAAAACGATCAATCCGGACGCTCACATCTTTCGCGGTATGCGACTGATGGATATCGTTTCCGAGCAACTCCGCATCTTTGGCGTCTCGACGCGCGGCATGGCGCCGAACGACATCGCGAAACTGGCGCTCGGATGGGAACGCGAGGGTCTGCCGTCGGCGTCGGCTGGCGACTTCCATCGTTCCGCCGATTTCCCGGCGATCCTGCTCGACGCGGCGAATAAAACGCTGCTCAACGCCTATATGGAGGCTCCGGCGACCTACCGTATCTGGGTGAAGATCGGCGACTCCGTATCCGACTTCAAAAACATTAACCGGGTCCGTCTCGGCGAAGCGTCTGATTTGGAATTGATTCCCGAGGGCAATCCTTTCCCGCAAGACAAGCTCGTCGATTCGAAAGAAGTCTACGCCGTCCAGACTCGCGGCAAGGGCTGGTCGTTCACGCGACAGATGCTCATCAACGATGATCTGAACGCATTTTCGACGCTGCCGGTACGGTACGGTCGCGCTGCGGAACGGACCATCAATCGTGCCGTGTACACGATTCTGATCGGCAACCCCAACATGAGCGACAGCAATCCGCTGTTCGATGCGACGCACAGCAATGTCATCACGACGGGATCCGGCAGCGCCGCTCCTGGCGTGGCGGCGTTCAATGAAATGCAGCGATTGCTTCGACTTCAGACCGGCTTGAATACCGACAACCCGGTGACGCTCAACACGGAGATGAAATTCGTCATCGTCCCCGCGGGTCTGGAGGGGAGCTTGCTGGAATTTATCGGCGCGACGGCGAACCCGGCGAACTCCAACCCTGGCGTTCGGAACATCTGGCAGAACCGAGTCACGCCCGTCGTCGAAGCGATGCTCGACGGCGCCGGCGATGCCAACCCAACCACTCGCTATTTCGGCGCGGCCGATCCTCGCGACGTCGACACGGTCGAGGTGACCTTCCTTCAGGGTGAAGAAACACCCATCGTCGAAGAGGATTACGACTTCAACACCAAGGGCCGAAAGTTCACCGAGCATCAGACGTTTGGCGTCAAGGCGGTCGACTGGCGCGGCATGGTTCGCAACAAGGGTTCCTAAGCGACGGCTGATTCGGTTCGCATGTGATTCAACCCGGGGGCGATGGCCGCGGTCGAACGCCCCCGGCGGCATCCTTGACCGCGTGAAAGAGTTCCAATGAGTCAAGCTTACAGGATCGATCATCACTGCATCGGCGCCGGCCTCTTGCCGCTTGTGACGGACAAGACGCAAGGCCCGTACGTCCGTAAAGTCACCAGCGTTTCGACGAACGCGACGGCGACCTATAAATCGGCGGTCGCGAACGCGATCGGCGTTTTCGATCTGTCGCTGTCGGCGGACAGCGAAGTGCAGAATGTCTGCATTTACAACGGCGATACGCTCAGTTTCGATCCGACGAAACTGGCCTACATCGAGTTCATCGCTCGCATCTCGACGGCGCTCGGAACCACGGCCAATACGACGCAGCTCGCGTTCGGCCTGGCGGGGGCGAGGAACGACACCGTGAACAGCATCACGGAGCTGCTCGCCTTCCGCGCGTTGGCGTCGTCGAGCGTCGTCATCCGCACGACCGACGGCACGACCACGAAGTCGGACATCGCGACCAGCGAGACGCTGTCGACGACGTTCAAACGGTTCGGCATCTCGTTTCGCGAGGGCGGCCGGAGCAACGTTTACTTCTACATGGACGGCTCGCACGGCTTCAAACGCGTTGCGGAAACGACGACGTTCGATCTGTCGGCGCTGGCGTCTGGAACGAAGAATCTTCAGTTCTTCGCTCAGATCCAGAAAGCCGCCAACACCGACGTCGGCTCGCTCCAGATCGACCGCATTTCGTACGAGTTCCGCGAGTAATCGAAGGGCGGGCGATCATGGCGGCCAATCTCCGCGAGATGATGAAGGCTCATTTGAACACGGTGTTCTTGAACACCAATCATTTCGCGGACCTGGTCACGTTCAAGCCTCGCGGGAGTGAGACGTCGAAGTCGATCAAGGTGGAAATTACCCATCTGGAGGACGTCGAGGCGGGCATGCAGGGCAACAAGATGCGACGGCTGCAACGGCGGCTGTTGCGGCTCGAAACCGACGCGACCCGCGGCGTCGCCAGTCCAGCGGAAGGCGACGTATTCACCTTGCCGGACGGCAAGGAATGGAAGGTCCGAGGGCGGCCGCGGCAAGGGGCTTCCGGCCTCCAGGAACTCGAAGTCGTGCGGATCGAGGTTCGCGAAGTGAGTTACGACGATTATCGAATGGGGCTGTAAATGGCCGTCGATCCATTGAGCGACTGGGCATTGCAGGTTGACGCGCTCAAAACGTTGATCCTGGCTTGCCCTACGTTCGCCAACACGCCGAACGCCAACGTCGTGATGTACGCGATTGATGGCGAGGATTACGTTCGTCCGTGCGCATTGATCTCCGAACAGAGCGGAACGGAAGTCGGCCGCGGCGGCTTTCTCTCCGGAGGGCTGTTGCTCGATCTGGAACGCGACGTCGACCCCGATAACGCCGGGCATACCGACGCCGGCGTTGACTTCCGTAACTGGGCGGGGGCGATCGCGAAAGAAATGAGGGAATTGAGCGAGGGCGGCAACCATCTGTTCATCCGCGACGGCGGCGGCTTCACGATTGCCCAGCGCCCACAACGGTGCACCTTGCAGGACACCCATGACTATTTCCGGTGTACGTTCCGCTTGCTGGTGGGGTTAGCTTGATGGTTCCCCTGGTCGTCACGATTGAGAGTCACCGAGCGACCTGGTCGCTGGAGGGGCTGGCTCAGTCGGCGATCAATTCGCTCGTGCGTGAAGCATTGCTCGCGCCGGCCCAGTATTGGATCAACAACATTTTGGAAGGGCATTTTAAGGCGGGGGCGTCGGCGAAATACGGCTATCCGTCGCGGTCGCAGAACTACCTGCGGAAGAAGCAATACGCGGCGACGGTGCAGTCGTGGCCCAAGGGTCGCTGGCACGGCGCGCGACTGCCGAACCCGAATTACCACAAGTCGCCGGCGCCGTTCGTCTACACCGGCGACCTTTATGACTTCGTGATGGAGAACGCTCGGAGCGGTCGGATGAAGCCGAAGGCGACCGCGACGGCGAACGTGCAAAAGGTCGAAGTGCTGGTGCAGTACAGTCACCCGTTGCGAACGGAAGACGCGGGCATGATTACCCGCCGAACGGCCGCGGAATCGGACGTGTTGCACGGAGTCTTTCAACGCCGGCTGCGCGAGCTCATGCGGGGCGCCGCGAGCGGGATGCAAACCCGAATGGTCGTCTTGGCGGCATAGTCGCCGGTCAACGATAGGAGTGAATCGTGAAGCGGAATACACTGGGCGTTTTGAATTTCACCGGCACGGGCGCTTTCGCGTTTTCGCAGATCAGTCAACGATCGGCCGACACGAAGCCGACGAAACTGTCGGTGAAGGCGGCCGGCCGGCCCGCGGCGTCGCAGATCGGCGTTGTGATGCTCGAGCCGATGATTACGGCGACGACGAGCGAGATCAAGCGGTTTTTGTCCAACGTGGACTTGCTCGTCGGCATGCCGATCCAGACGGGCGGCGGCGGCATCACGGGGCTCGACGCCTACTTCACCAAGATGAAGCCGTTCTCGACGCGGGGCGGCTCCGGCGAACATTTCAAGCTCGGCGGCATCACGCTCGGCATGGTGGTTCCCAAGCAACTGACGGTCACGTTCGGCCAGTCCGCGGCGATCAGTTTCGAAATCTACGCGATCAGCAGCGACGGCATCACGGACGCCTGGTCGTACACCGACAGCGTTTCGTTGCCGGGAACGCCGGTGGCCGACCAGTTTTTTGGCCTGGCGCCGTCTTGGGTCAACGGCTCGGCGGTTCCCGGCCTCCAGGGGCTGACGTGGGATTTTGGCTTGAAGGCGAAGTTGACGCACGACAGCGGCAACCGCTTCCCGATCCAGGTCGGGATCGACGAACAGGATCCCGTGCTGACGTTGAAGACGAACGACATCACGAACCTGGTCACGTTCGGCGTCGACGGCGCGCCGCAGGGCGCAACGGCTTCGAAAATCTTCATTCGCCAGTACAAGAATCAGGACGTGCCGTACGCGGACAACACGAACAATCACATCCTGTTCACCATCCCGGCGAATCAAGGCTACTGGGAGGCCTCGCAAGCGAGCGGCGGGAACAATGAGGAAACCGAGGTCAATTTGACCTGCACGCCGATCGACGGTTCCTCGCCGCTTGCGTCCATCACTTTCGATCAACCAATCGCGGCCTAAGTTGCAGGGGAAGACAGCATGTCGTTTCAACAGACCGTCCGGCAGATCATCACCGTCGGCGGCGAAGACGTTACGATCGGGCCGACGATTTACAGCGGCGGCGCCCGGGCGGACTTGAGCGAATCGATTCCCGACGGCTCGACGAATGCATTGGTCGCGTGGGTTCTCGACGTCTCCCAGTGCAAGGGCTTCTTCCTGAAGGTCAACGGCCCGTGCGTCATCAAAACGAACAGTTCGGGTTCTCCGGACAACACGCTCACGTTTGCGGCCGCCGGCGGGTATTCGTGGGCGCCGGGCGATCCGGGGGCGTTCGCGCTGACCGTCGACGTCACCAAGCTCTACATCACCAACTCCAGCGGCGCTGCGGTGTTGGTTGATCTGCGTTGTCTCTACGATCCGACCGTTTAACGAGGAGTTTCCCTTGGCCGGCTTCATCTACTTCGTTCCGAATTTCGCCAAACCGACCGTCGCGTCGTGGGCCGATTTACCCAAGGCGTGCGAGCTGTCGCACCTCGACGGCTCGCCGACGTCGCGAGCTGGCAACGGACCTGGCGGCGCGTACGGATTGTTCGTCGCCGTCCCCGACTCGATCGACGTGGAGTATCGGCCCGACGATCAGGAATGGCGCGAGATTCGATCTGCCGAGTTGGGTTCCGAATCCGGCGAGGTGCAGCCGGGCGTCGTCACGCACTGGATCGGCTGGATGAAGGCCGCGACGCCCGGACCGGACGATCTACAGCGCGAGCGGCTCGTCGAAGGTCACCCGGTCAAGCTCGGCGACGGCAACGACTGGATTATCCCGGTGGCCGGCCCGCTCGGCTCGAAACTGCCGTCGACATTCGCGGCCGGCCCGGGGCGAACGCTGCGAATGCAGGTGCGTCAGCAATACCGCGAGTTGTTCGCGGAGTCGGAAAAGTGGTTCACTCTGATCCGGTACGGCGGCAATTACACCTGGCTGGAAGCGTTCAATTACGCCGTCCAGTTGCTCGCGGTCAACTATCGCATCGGCTTCTTCGAGGCGTGTTTTCTCGACCTGATCGCGACGGACAACATATGGCTGATCGCCGACGCGTCGATTGGGGAACCGGACTGGCGCGAGCAGTTGCGTCTTGCGGACGCCGTGGGCGTTGAAAAAAAAGCGTCCTGACGGGGCGGGCGCTCCGATCGCTCGCGTGGCGGCGGGGCAATGATCCGCAGTACGTGCCGTTGTGGCCCGACGTGCGGTGGATGGAAGCGGGGTATTGACGATGCCGAGTTTTGGCGACGTATTCACGATCGGCGGCGACGCCAGCGGCTATATCGAGGCGATCGCGCGGGCGAACGCGGCGCTGAACGCTTCGAAGTCGAGCGTGAGCGCATTCGCGGCGGAATCGATCGCCGGCAATGACGCGAACATCGGTAGCTTGAAGGCGCTCGCCGGCGCGAACGAGCAACTCAAAGGGAAGATCGGCGATCTGAACGCCGCGCACAAAGAATGGGTTGCGGCCGCGCGGAAGGGAACAGACGACGTCGCGGCCAAAGAGCAGGCGTACAAGGCGGCGCTCGGCGAGGTCCAGCAGGCGACGACGGCGAATGCTCAAATCAGCGTTGCGGCGAAGGGCCAGTTGGCGGCGGCGACACAGCAGCAAATTGCGGCGGAAGGCCAGCTTGGAAACGCGATCGATCACACGAATACGATCGAGGCGAACGCCGGCATTGTGGTTAAGGCCGGCATGGCGGAAAAGCTCCAGAAATACGCGGAATTGACGCATGCGGAAGAGCAGATTCGCGGGCAGATGAATTTGACGTTCCGCGACATGATGAACGGCGTTCCGAAAGCGAACCAGGCGTACGCGGTACTTGACGCGAAGTTAAAGGACGTGGCGACCAGCAAGGCGAGGCTCGGGCAGGAAGTTGGCGCGACCGGCGCGAAGATGATGAATTTGAACTTCGTGCTTGGGCAGTTATCGTACGGCGCCCAAGACTTCGTTCAGGTTCTCACGCAGCCGGGAATGGGCATGAGCGATGCGCTGAGGTCCACCGGCAATAATGCTGGCGTGGTCGCGCAAGTCATGGGAGGGCCGCTTATTGGTGCTCTCGTAACAGGCGGCATTATGGCGGCGGCGTTCACCTCGCGAATGATCGAGCAGGGCGATTCTTCCAGTAAAGCGGCGAAAGCGAACGCGGAGCATGCTGCGGAGTTGCTCAATACAATTCCGACGATAAAAGATTACAACGAGCATCTTGAGAGGATGCGCAAGCTGACGGATCAATCAAAGGATTCGATTGAGGGATTGATCGACGTCGAGGGCGCTCTTGCGGATATGAAAATTGTCGAGATGCTAAAACCTCTGAATGAGGCGGCATCTGGAAAAGAGTACGAGATCCAAAAGCTCAAAAGCCAAATTAAGGCTCTCGAAACGAGCGGCGCTGAAAAGTTTATGAACCGAGAGGATCGCGATCGGTTCAAGCGAGACCCTAACTCCTTCTTTGGAAGTTATCGCGCAAAGTTGGCGGAAAAGGAAAAAGAACTGGCGACAATCGACGTCAAGAGAAATCAGATTAAAGGTGAACGGGAAACCGATATCGCCAAGCAGACGATTGACCGCCAATTCCGTCGCGTTGACGAGCCGCTGAAGGCGACGGCAAGGATTGAGGCCGGAAAGGCTGATGCGTTCGGTGAAGTCGATGACAAATCCGCCGTGGATCGAATTGTCGCACAGTCTGGAATATCTCCGAAGAACGACGCGGAGCGAAGTATGCTTCGCGGTCGCGCCCAAAGTTTACTGGACATATCAAAGGAACAAATCGCCGGAGAGTCTGAACGCGAACGGCTCATGAGCAGTGATGATCGGAAGAAGAAGAACGCGGGTTTCATTTCCGGGCTGGTAAATGAAAGGAAACTGGAACTCGATAGGCCAATTTCGGACATGCAAGGGACGATCAAAGGACGGAACGACGAACTCCGTCGATTGAAAGACAGCAATCTTAGCGACGGAAATGTTACGGGAAAAGAAAAAGAAGCGGAGAGAGCACTAGAAAGGGCAATCCACCAGTTAACGGAAGCGATTCATAAAGCAGAACAAAACAAAGAAAAGGAACTTCGGACGCTTGAAGACAACTTGAAGGCTACAGTCGAAAACACGATGGCGACTCGGGAGGCGGTTCCGCTCGCTGTCGGTGCGGGGTTGCGCATGGTGCTCAGTCCGTTCGCCGGCGGCCTTTAATCTACTTCTTCGCTGGATAGTTCGCTGGCGGACGCAGGGCGATTTCAACAAGAGTTCCATTGATGATGAGCGCGATACGATTATTGCTGAACTCCGTGTAATCGAGATCGATGCCGACGACAGCATTGGCACCATTTTCGGCGGCGAGCATTTTCAGTGCGAACATTGCTTGAGTTTTGGCGGTCTGCAATTTGTTTTCAAAGGTGGTCGAGCGGGAACCAATGACATCCTGGAATGAAGTAGTAATTTCCGAGAATATTCCGGTCCCGATAACATACTCGACCGATTCGACACCGATATACCGCTTAACGTAGTATCCATCGATTCCGGGAGTGGTTGTGACGATTACGGTCTTTGCCAATTCGCGAATCCGATTCGCCTCTTTTGCTTTAGCTATGGAGGCCGCATTTTGCTCAGCGGATAGGATGTCGTGGCAAGCTGGGCAAATGTACTTGCCGGTTGAAAGGTCAGCGGTCAAAGTTGCGAGAAATCCCTTGTCTTGCTTGCAGCGGTCGCAAACGGCCATCGTCGAATCCTCCATTTTCCAGCCACCTTACGGCGAGCACCGCTCCGCCGCAAGCAAATTGTTCGCTGGGGAGGGTCCGTAATTGGCTGACCAGGTCGGCACCGAACAGTTCTGCCGCGTCGCGGGTCCGCTCGACACGCTGGGTCGCGTCGTCAGCCCGGCGACCCGTCCAAACGTCGACTCCGACGCCTGGCGCGACGAGGGGCTACACGGCGGCGCAACCGAGCTGGTGTGTCAGCGGGATTTTCTTTCCGTTTCCGACGGCGATACGGCGTGGGATCGGTACAAGGCGATGCAGGGAACGGACGTCACGATCAAGCAGTACGGGCGGGCGAGAACCAAGCGTTACGAGATCCTCGAAGTCATTCCCGGCCCGCGCTGGAACGGGGCGTACGTTGGCGGCCTGGTGGGCGGTTCCCATCAGATGATTGTGACGTTTCGAGTGCAACCGATCACGTAGGCGGGAGATTTTGAGCGTCATGACGATCGCATGGGGAACGCCGCGAATCGCCGATCCGTCAACGGTCTCGCAACCCGTCACAAGCAATCTGACGCCGCCAGTGACGCTGTACGTCTGGCTCGACGGGGCGTTCGCTTACGAAGTGGTCAGCGACGCCGCGGGCGCCGCCGAGCTCCGTCTCCCGCTCGACGACCAGGTCGACGTGGAGGTGACGGACGTCGCCGGAGCGATACCGTCGTTCGGCGCGGCGGCGCGGTTCACCTTGACGTGGGGGGCGGTTACAGGCGCGACGCAGTATCGGATCGACCGCTTTGTTGGCGGCGAATGGGTCGAGCAATCGCCGTCGCCGGTTCCCGCGCAAGGGCAGTCGCGGTTCAAGTGGAAGTCGGAACGATTGGAAGACGGCGAGATTCACCAGTTCCGGGTCGTACCGATGGACGCCGCCGGCAACGAAGGCGATGAGCTCGAGTTTCAGGGGAGAATGGTCCGCAAGCCAGACTTGCCGCGATTCACGCCGACGGTCGACGACACGGGCGAATTAACGATTGACGAGGTTTGACGATG